GAAACGCGAAAACGCCGAGCTACTCATGAAAACGTTTAGTTTGAGACACGCCGGCAGCAGTAATGCCTATAAAACGCCGGTAGTGCCTGATGGTGTGACATATAAGACCATTGAAAGCGACCCGCAGAAATCCCAGTTAATCGAAACCAGCGAATTCGGCGTTGAGGATGTAGCGCGATTGCTCAGAATCCCCCCAAATAAGCTGCAACACTTGAAACGGAGCTCATTTAGTAACATTGAAGAGGAAAACCGTAATTATACATTAGATTCTCTTATGCCTCATTCGGTGAATATATGTGAGGAAATACAATTAAAACTCTTAAACAAAGATGCTGATCAGAATCTACTTTGTAAATTTGATTTTTCGGTGTTGCTTGAAGCCGATGTGGAGAAACGTACAGCGGTATTGGTTAAAGAATTCCAAATGGGCATGTGGAGTACAAACGAATTGTTACGAATGAAGTCTATGGATGAAATAGGCCCGGACGGTGATCGACGCTTCGTGATGTCCGGTGTACAACCATTAGATGCCGAGTTGGAACCAGGACCGGATGAACCAATAGAACCACAGCCAGCCCCGCAATTGACAGGGGATATGGAGGGCGATGACGTCCAGGCGGCCGCGCCAGTAGGTGTTGGGGAGCATAGAGCAATGCACAAGATGTTTGCAAACCATATCGAGAGATTTAAGCGGATACAGGAAGATAAATACGCACGTGCCACCAAATCCGGCAAGGTCGATATTAATTGGTTAAACAAGTTTTTTAACGGCCACGAACGGAATGTATATGATTCGCTGATTCCTTGTTATGAGGTATTGTGTACTAGGCACGGTGTACCGCCGATTCACTCAATAGATATAACGAGATCGATGGTATCGGAGTTTAGGGAGTTTTCAGAGAAACATCTGAATCTAGACACGCATGAAACTGGGTACTTGACAAGCGATCAATTTGTGGATAGAATGGCTGCACGGGCCTTACAGATATTTGATGATTCAAGGGTGAAAGTATGAGCGGATTCAAGTGCGGTATTGATGCAGTCATAGAAGAATCGCGTTTTCATAATTCTGATCAGGATTTGGACGCAATCAACCGTCATACCTTGAAGCCTGTTACCAAGGACGATATCGCAGTATTCCGTATGGATCTATGTAATGACCAGGTGGACCGCCATTTCTCTCGATTCCCGCAGAAAGAGCTTAGAGCGATCAATGATATGATCGTTGGTAAGCCTTTGATGGAGCTCCACGACACGCACGGGCGCCAGCCGTTGGGGAAATTCTTCCAATCGCGGATGAATAAGGACGGTGGGAATGTATCGGTGCAACCGGATTGTTTTATTTTACGTACACCGGCCAACGAAGAAATGATCCGTAATATCGAGGCCGGTATATGTTGCGGTACTTCCATTGGATTCAGTTTCGAGAATCCCGAATGCTCTATTTGTGAGGGCGATTTACGGGAATGTTCACATTACCCTGGAATCGATTATGATGGTGAGAGATGCCATTACGTTATGCACGATGTTTCAGACGTGTATGAGGGCAGCGTGGTGCCTTTAGGGAGTCAAGGGACAGAGTTTATAGAGGCACGGGCAACCGAGGAAACTTTTACCCGGTTCCTGCCATTGATTAATACACGCGGTAAGACAGCGGAAGAGCGGAATCCAGCCCTTGCGAAAGCGAGAGCAGAAAAGACACCGATTGAATTAATAGATAAGGGCCAACCTATTTGCCTTGCGGATTCGTTAGCCTTACAAATGATCCAAGCCGAAAAGACATCAGCAAAGGTTCACGAGCTACATAGAATAAACAACTAAATTACACCCAGTCATTGTTCCGAACAAACCTTGTGCGTCAAGCACGATGGCCAGTGTGTTAAACCCTTAACACAATCTACAACAGGAGCATTGGACATGGACCCAATCGACAAAATGCGCGATGATATGAACTATTATCTGCGTCAAGCCAAAGAGATTACCGATTCTATAGGTGATGGCGGAGTACTTACCCCGGAACAAAAAGAAACAGCCGAGCGCCATATGAAGGACGCTAAAGCGGTTGAAGATAAGATTAACGAAATGCTTGAAACGCGGGCATTACAGGACAGCGTAAAAGACAAATACGAATCTATGAATACCCCGCAGGCGCGAAAAGTGCCCCAGGCGTCTATTCAGAATCAGGATGATCAGCATACGCACTCATTTAGGAAGCCTATCGAGGTTCCAAGCGTCAACCCTGCTACCCACGCATCATTTAAAGGACAACGCGGGGCGGAAGATGCACACAAATCAGGACTATGGTTTTTGTCCAATGTATTTGGCCGTCAAGCTGAATTCGAGAATCACCATAAAGTGCTTGAAGCGAGCCGGTTGATTCGTGATTACTACCCCGAAATGCGTGAAGATCGCGCACTAAGCACCATTGTAAGCACGGCCGGCGGTGTAACAGTTCCGCAGGAATTCGCCAACGCAATCATTGAACGCCGCGAACAGTTCGGTGTGTTTGAGCGTATGACAAACCGTGTTCCGATGAACAACGAATCTAGCTGGCCACGAGTCACAACGGATCAGATGGCATCGTTTTCCAGTGAAGGAAATGAAATCACAGCGGTTGATGCCGCATTTGACAACATTACGTTGAACGCGAAGAGCCTTAAAACGTTGACACGTATTAACAACGAATTGTTGAACGAATCCGCAGTAAACATTGCTGAATTCGTAGCCAGTGACTTTGGACGCCGATTTGCTAAGCGTATTGATACGGCAGGATTCACGGGTGACGGTTCAGCAGCCAACGGTGGTATTGTTGGATGTACAACGCAATTCCTCAATAACACCGGGCACACCGGGTACTACAAGCCAGGCTCTTGCGATAACTTCGCAGACGTAACCACGGCTATGTTGGCAACGATGTCCAGCCTGTTACCACAATACGCCGCAATGTCGAATCCGTTCTGGATTACCAACCAAGCCGGTAAGGAGCTCATGTTTGGGCGCTTGCAAATGGCTAGCGGTGGCGTAACGAAGATGGAAACGGCACTGGGTACGTTGGATACCTATAGCGGTATTCCGATTGCAACGGCGCAGGTGATGCCGGGTAGCTCTTCCGACTTCACTAACCTCGATGTGATGTTCTTACTTGCTGATCTTCGTTTGGCATCCTTCATGGGTGTTACGCAGGATGTAACGATTTCGCGTTCTAGCGAACGATATTTCGAATTCGATCAAACAGGTATGCGCGGAACCATGAGAACAGATATCAACGTTTATGATATCGGCTCGACTACTCAAGCTGGCTCAATTATCGCAATGATTTCTGATTAATAAAATCAGAGGAAAGGAATAGAACATGATTGACGGACAAAATCACAAATACTCACTGTTACTGTACCCGCAATCGGTAGCGACAAACGCCACCGCAACGGCTACGGTTGACACCCTCGGTTTCGATCATTGCCAAATCTACGTCACCAACGGCGTAGAGGCAACGAACCCAACGGTGCTGAAAGTCAGCGAGGGTACGAATACATCTGCCTCGACTGACATAGCAGCATTCACTGGTGATGGCGGAAGCGGTTTCACAATCGCGGCGGCCGATACCGATAACGGAACATCCACATTACTGGATCTTCCACAATTGGGGGCGCGTGAACGGTACTTGAAAATTCACGTTACTCCAGGCGCCACCGGACTTGTTTCGGCGGTTGCTATATTGAGTAAGGCGAAGATTGGGGCATCTACGGCAGCGCTGAAAGGCGTCGACGTATACCAAACTAGCACGGCTTCTTAATAGCCACCAATGTATGGTCGGGGGTATTATCCCCCTCCCAGGGCGTAATCCCCCGGCCATACTTCTTAATAATGGGATGACACTTTAAAGGGAGACCAGCAATTGAATGATATAGCACCGATATGGTTAAACATTGGATCGAAAGATACCGAACTTGAAGGGTATACACCCGTCGATCGCCAGTTTGGGCAGGAAGCCTATCCACTGGATTATGCAGATGGCACGGTAGACATTATCCGGGCATCTCATATCCTGGAGCATTTTCCTTACGAGCAATGGCTGGACGTGTTGCAAGATTGGTATAGGGCATTGAAGCCGGGCGGTATCATTAAGATCGCCGTTCCTGATTTCGCTGCACTGGCTAAGGCATACGTCAATGATGAGATGCTGAATTATCAGGGGTTCATTATGGGCGGGCATACCGATCCCAATGATTACCACGGCGGTATTCAGGACAAGGCAGGATTAACGGACCTATTTATGAAATGCGGTATAGAGCGCATTCAGGAATGGGAGACTGAGATCAACGATTGTGCATCGTACCCATGGAGCTTGAACCTAATGGGGTTCAAACCGTACAGCGATGTTGAACGGTTGGAGAATGTTGGCGCGGTATTAGCCTGCCCACGGCTAGGGTTTACGCAACACTTTAGATCGTTGAATGAATTGGCCCGATGTGGTGCCGCGGTGCAGATAATCCAAGGGTGTTTTTGGTGGGAACAACTATCCGAAGGGATGGAGACCCATCTGGAAACGGGCAAAGAATATGTATTAACCGTTGATTATGATTCAGTATTCACCGTGGCCGATGTGTTGGAGCTTTACCGGATTATGCGGGCGCGTCCAGATATAGATGCGGTGTGTGCTATGCAATCCAAGCGCGGCGATGCAAAGGTATTGTTTGCTATGGAAGGTATCGAGGGTGGTGACAGAAAATCATTCCTCGGATATACCACGGCGGAAGTATCCACGGGGCATTTTGGATTGACACTATTTAGATCGTCATCGTTACATAGTCAGGAACGGCCATGGATGGAAGCGCAACCCAATAAAGATGGGCGCTGGGCAGATGGGAATACCCACGTAGACATTGATTTCTGGAATAGATGG